TACAGCTGATCAATGGAATGATTATACAAAGGTTAAATTAGATCCATATAAATTAAAAGATCCAGGAACACAGCAGTATCCGGTATCGGATAGGGAAACTGAGGAAGAAAAAGAAGCAGTAGAACTTATAGCACCCACAGCAAGATTTGTTGAAGATCAGTCTTTCGGATTATGGGTAGAGTTAGATGATATATCAATACCTGGAGATGGACTACTCGATAGTTCTAAAAATGTATGGGATATAGGAGATGGCAATCCTTCCAACCAACCAACTATTGGAAATGCACCATTGCAATATACATATGCGGCGTCAGGTACTTATTCAGTTAAGTTAACAGTAACAGATACAAATGGTTTAAGCCATGAGTATGAAAAAGACGTTACTGTGACTGATTTTGAATCTCCCGTAGCAAGTTTTGACACAACTGTAAATGACTTATTTGTTTTTTTTACTGATACTTCTGTTCCGGGGAGTGGAGTGATTATGAGTTGGGTGTGGAGTTTTGGTGATGATAGCGGTACGAGTACAGCACACCATCCCACTTATGTATATACTGAGGCAGGCACGTATCAAGTTACTTTAACCGTAACAGATCAATATGGCAAAACTGGTACAGCAGAGACGTCGATCTCTGTAGGAGAATAAAATGGCAGTTAGAGATACAACTAAAAAACCATATATCGAAGATAGAGATAGCAATATTTTTGTTGGCATTGACTATCCATTTCATAAATCAAATGGAATTGAAGGATGGTTTGCCAGCACTGATACGACGATAAAAGCTGTAAAAAATAATATTAAGATGTTGTTGAATACTAATAAAGGTGAAAGGTTGATGCAACCTAATTTAGGAATAAATTTACGAAAGTTTTTATTTGAACAATATACTGATGAATCAAGAATTGCAATACAGAATGAGATTTATGATATATTTAAAACTTGGTTACCTTTTGTGGAAATTAAAGAACTGAATATTAATATGAAGGAGACAGACGCTATCGGAAAAAATACGATGTCGATTAACATTACATTTAATATAATACGTGATCCAAATACTTTAGAATCCGTACAAGTTGAAATAGGAGAATAAAATGGCTTATAATAATAAAGATTTTAAAGAAACTAACGTCAATTATATCAATAAAGATTTCGGGACATTAAAAAATACTCTTATTGAATATGCTAAATCGTATTTTCCCACTACATATAAAGACTTTAATGAAACATCACCTGGAATGATGTTAATAGAAATGTCAGCTTATGTAGGAGATGTTCTTTCATTTTATATCGATCAACAATACCGAGAAATGCTTTTACCGTTAGCAGAAGAAAGAAGAAATGTAAATAATATTGCTAAAATGCTGGGATATAAAATAAAACCAATTATACCAGCTTATGTTGATCTGACATTTAAACAAAAAGTAACCGATGATGGTACGGGAACAGCTCCAAGTTTTGGCGAAACTACTCAAATTTCTGCTAATACGCAGATAACTTCAACTGTTAATTCTAATACTATTTTTGAAATTTTAGATATAGTTGATTTTGCAGTTAGCAGTTCAGCAGATTTGAACCACCCCCCTACAATATCAGATTATGATGCTGATAGCGTAGCGAGTCATTGGGAAATAACAAGAAAGGTTCGAGCTATTTCTGGCGAAACTAAAACCAATATATTTACAGTGGGAGCACCTACAAAGTTTTTAGAATTAAAACTATCCGATACAAATGTTGTTGATATCATTAGTATATTTGATGCTAATGGAAATCAGTGGTATGAAGTAGATTATTTAGCTCAAGACAAAGTTCCTATCGAGTCATCTCGAACTGGGGTGAATGCTTATCAGCAAGAGGATGAAAGTACACTATTAGATCCGGCTATAGCTGTTCCATATACATTAGAATTTATCAGAACAGATAAACGATTTACTGTAGAGGTAAATGATGACAATACAACATCACTTATATTTGGAAATGGAATATTAAGAAGCGGACAAAGTATAACATCTGACTATTTACAGACTGAACAGATCGGAATAACAATTCCGGGTATTACAGATGATTTAACAACGTCAATCGATCCTCAATTAGGAGATGAATATTCAACATTGGGCGAAACACCAATGCACACCGCATTAACTGTGAAATATCGTATAGGTGGAGGTATAACATCAAATGTAGCTGCAGGAGATTTAATCAATCATAGTATAACCGGCGTTACTATATCTGTAACGAATGATTCACCAGCGCGTGGAGGATCTAATCAAGAATCAATTGATGAAATAAGACATAGAGCAAGAGCGAATTTTGCTTCACAGAATAGATGTGTGACGAAACAAGATTACGAAGCGAGAATAATGGCTATGCCGGCCAAGTTTGGAAATATCGCTAAAGTGTATGTTGCGAGAACTGAAATGCCATCAGATTATACACCGCTTAGCGCTCCAGTGCAAGCTGTTAATGATGCACTAACTATTTTAACGGTTGACGGATTTCCTGCTGATGGGAACACTATTACTCCCCAACAGGTGTTAGATTTTAGCGATTTAACTACCGCTATCGGCGCTTTAAGTACCGTAGAGGGCCAAGATCTCGCTGGAATTACTGCTTGGATTCTTTCGTATAATAATAATAAAAATTTAGTAAGGATAGAAGCACCCACAGGAGGTAATCCTGAACATCTTTTGATTAGAAATCTTAAAAATTATTTAGAACCCCATAGATTATTAACTGATGAAATTATATTGCAACCGGGATATATTATAAATTTTGGTGTTATATTTCAGGCATATGCCCATAAGCATGCAAATAAACAAGATGTTAAATTGAAATGTATTCAAAAAATAATCGATTATTTCAATATAGATAAGATGCAATTCCGACAACCTATTTACATTAGTCAATTAGAATATGAGTTAATGGGTGTTGATGGAGTGAGAGCGGTTGATTATGTCTGTTTAACACAATCTAATAACTGGAAAGAAACAAATGTTGCCGTTGGATATTTTAATCCTGGATTATGGCTTACAGAATGGAGCCCGGGAGCTAATGGTGGATCCGGAGATTGGGTTCCTAGCGGCCAATTAGGTTATGGATATAAATTTAGTTTTGAAGAAGCAGAACAAGGTGGCGTAATTCTCCCTCCCGTAACACCATCAGTATTTGAATTAAAAGATCCAACAATAAACGTAAAAGGAAAAGTATTATAATGCATTATTTTATCTACGCTACGAAAGACGCATGGATTTCATCAGGTTCGAGCCACATTGATGGAACGACTTATACAGATCAAAATTTTGGTCAAGATGAAGTTCTTGAAGTAAAAAAATCATTTTGGAACAAATCATTTGATTATCAAACCAGAGCATTAATTTCATTTGCTGGAGCCGAATTTACAAATGTATCTCAATCAGTTGTAAAGGGTGATATATCAAATCCAAAATTTTATCTAAGATTATATGAAACTGAAGGGACTCAAGATTTAACAACAACATATAAGTTAGCAGCTTTTCCATTATCACAATCTTGGGATGAAGGGACTGGAAAGTTTGGTGATAACCCAAAAGTCACTAATGGTGTGAGTTGGGTAAATAGAAATTATTACCCAGGATCAACTGAAGCGACGTGGTCTGCCGAGCCCGATGGAGTCGGAGCATCAAGGTCGGGTGGTCATTATATAAGCGGGAGTGGATATGAAGTATCGCAGTCGTTTCGATATGAATCACCTGATATAGAAATGGATGTAACGGATATTGTAAATTATTGGTTTAAAAGTGGATCTAATTCTAACCATGGATTTCTTTTAAGATTTAGCGGAACTCAAGAAACAGACAATAGTACATACGCTCGACTTAAATTTTTCTCAGCACAAACAAATACAATTTATCCACCTAAACTTGAAGTGAGATGGGATGACCATACATTTGAAAGTAGTAGTGAGTGGAATCAACTTAGCACAACGGGTAGTCTTTTACCCATTACAATGAGCGGCGCCACTGATAATATTCTTTATATGAAATATCTTAGAGAAAGTTATAAAGAAAATGAAAAGGTTAAGTTTAGAGTAATGCCACGAGAAAGATATATTCAAAAAACATTTTCAACGTCAGTTCAAACCATAACGGGCTCGTTCGTTCCAGAAGGTAGTGGTTCTTATTCTATCGTAGATGTTGCCACAGGTGAAACAGTTATTCCGTTTAGTGCATATACATCAATGAGTTGTGATGCAACGAGTAATTATTTTATTCAATGGATGAATGGATTTCAGCCTAATAGAGTTTATAAGATCATGTATAGATTAAAATATGATGATGGTCAGGAAATAATTTATGATGATGATTTTGAATTCAATGTTAGATCATAAGGAATAGATATATGCCACACATATCAAAAGAAGATATAGCAGATAGAATTACGGAATTGCTCATTGAACATTTTACTGCGTATGAAACATATGATTCTGATTTAACTTTATCTTACTTTCAAAAAGTTGTTAGAGGTGGAAGAGTTCAAGTAGCGACATCACCTCCCCGCACTGATGATGAAAGATTAGTATTATATCAAAGTGATGTTAAAGGTAATGAAGCGGATATCGATTTGCTTAATTTTATTTATAATAATTATTTTGCCGATGATGCCAATAATTTAGATTTAAGTGCTATTCAATTATATGTAAATGGTTCCCCAGACCCAGCTATCTATAATAATATCACAACACTCATTGTAGGCGATGATATTATAGATGTCAATAATGGTTCTTTATCAGAAACATTTTATCAAGACAATTTAGGACAATTTGTAGAATTTACTGAAACACATTCTAATATCGATATCGAGAAAGCAACACAGATACTGGATACTAATATCTATGAATTATATCCTTCAGAATTAACAAAACAGCAAAGAATAAATAGATTCTTTCAAGAGTATATAAATCTAACCCCGCCAGAAACACCGCGACAAGCCGAAGCAATAACTGATGAAGGTGGTATTGATGGATTAACAGATACAGAAAATCTAGATACAATGGATGTATATCATCATCATTATGATATTTCCTTCGCCCCTATAGATGATAGAGAGGATAAATATATCACGTGGCGTGATGCCAAAGCCGATAGTGAAAACACTGGTAAAACTTTACAATTTCTATATGATGATTTACAACGAAATTATTTTTTAGAAGAAGATCTAGATCCCGGTATTGCAGATGAAAGACCTAAGTATCGATCGCGATCTAGTGGATATTTAAAAGTCAGAACATTAAATCAAGCAATAGTTGTTAGAAATGAAGAAAGTAGTGATATTGGATTGATCGGTTCTGACGAAAATGAACCGACATGGGAAACTGAAGGATTCACAATAACGATGTGGATGAGGTTTTTAGATAAGGTCAATGGTGGGACTTTATTCAATTTTGGAAATCCTTTACGGGAAATTGATCCCACGGGATTCATGTTAGAAACATTTGTTGTAGAAAGAAAATTCGGTACTGGCCAACCAGGTGAATTTTTCGTTACGGGAGATGTAGAAAGATTTGTTAGATTGGTTGTACGAGATGAGGG